TCCAAGCCTTCGCACTCTATCTTTTCAACTCGCCCTAGTTCACGTCCTAGGTGTGCGAAGTTGACATCATGAAAGTGCCTGATATTTAGATCGTCTCCAGAAGCAATCACTGAATTAGGGTATCTCAGTTCACCGGATTGCCTCAGGTACCACAAACCCTCTCTGATCCGCAAAAGAGTGTTTGTCAGCGTTGTATCAGCTCTACCGGAAGCCATGGGAGCCCATCCATCATCCCATTGCGTCTTAGGTAACCGATACTTTATCCCACACGAGTACAGCGAACCCTCTATTTTAAGGGATTTTCGCAGGATTTCTATTCCCGATATCCTCGTTTGGAATAACTCTTGATACATAGCGTACAAGAATAGAGTTGGATTCTTCCTGGTCGTGGAATCATACGCTGTCCCGTCCAACCCTGTTATTCTCTGGCCATGCAAGTGTGCTTGTTGGTGCCAGTCCCCGATTTGTTCAGCACTCATCATGCTGCCAACACAAATCATACCATCAGGATCACTCAAAACAGGCTTCAGAGCTTTATACAAACTCTTAATTACCCGACCAGTGATTAGACTGAAACCAAGTCCGAACCCCTGGATCAACCTGGTGTTCAACGACTCTTTATTCTTCAGCTCTTCCCACTTGGCGAATGCTTTGGTTCTTGTGTCAAGCCATAGTTCTTCTTGGCCATCTATTTCAGGGACTAGTAACCTTGCCTCTCTCTTCATCGCAGCAGGCCAAGTCATACTGTCAATAAACTCATCATACGTCATCAACCTCGGCGCGCAGCCCCTAAGGACAAGCGCATTTTGCAAGGTTGAGTACAATAGGTTCATCGACTCAAGTTCAAGGCGGCTTTCTACCGTAAATTCATCGACGTCGGTGATGAATCTGGTTTGCAAAGCGTTGACAGAATTGTGATAGCAGGTTCTGGAGACTTGGGGTTCGTATCCCTCCAAGGTCGGGGCGACTTGCACATATGCCACCCTCTCTTTACAAACCTTAATCATGGCCCACATGATATCTTCGTTCTTCACATCGTAGGTCATTTTTTTATCACACAGATGTTCTCCACAAACATCCATTACCGTCGCTCCTATTGCGCAAAAACTATTCAGACCAGCCGAGTGGACCTGCCTGATTAAATATTGCACCTCGTTATAGAGCTCTACCTTGCCGAGGCCGCCTCTGAGTATGTCCGCGATTGGTGCTTCTATATTCGTCTCATAGACTTCAAATATTCTAGCATCCAACCGACCACCATAATTTATTTGTCGCAAGATTATGGACAGAAAATCATAGTTTGGGGGCAATTTCTTTATCAGATATTCGGTGATAGCATAAGGGACAACATGGACTTTGTCGCTCCAAACATGCTCAATAATCTGATTCAGGAGAGATTCGTATGCGCTAGCTTTTATGTGGTATTTGTCACAAGCGTATGCGAATTTATTGGACAAGGACGTCTTCAACTTCTCGTCCCGCGGTTGGCCTCTGACTGAGAGAACTAACTTCTCGATCAACTCATTTTCCCTTTCCTTTTCTTTGCTGTCCTCTCCTCGAACTACCATCCCCCCAGCCCCGCACAAAACATACTTACATTTGCCGGAAGCCGTTACTGACAATACTCTGGTGTCAGATTTTATTGCCGTTGGGACTACCCCGAACGACGGTGAACCTTCTTCATTCACCTTATAGAACATCTTCTCATGTCCTTCCCTTAAGTGACAAACACTACCTTTTTCTTCAAGGAATTGGTCTCTATCAAAGTTGTTGACTCGAAACGCTACTGAATCAACATCGGGAGAGAGCCCTTGGCTCTTGCAAATTTCGTGGTATGCTCCAACGAAAAATGGATCCCCCGGATAAAGACACTTGGAATTGTATTTGTCCACCCATCTAACAAAAGGAAATTTGTTTCTCAATATTGCCAACGATTTCTCGTCGGGAACATAGTAACCACTGACGTCATCCATTGCCTTTTGTTCGCTAGCATCACTTATGCTTAGCTTCTCTTCCACTTCTATCTCCCTAACACGAGAGGCGTCCTTTGCGCGACGCCTCTTCTCATCTCTCTCCATCTTTTTCTTCCCATTAGAGGAGGTTCCCGATTCGGTCTTTTGGGCACCGGCGCTACCAGTGCTGGCCTTATTTCCAGGACTTGACTTATTAGCTTTCATAACTCGCGAAATTTTCGTTTGTTTAATTTTGCTTATAAGGCTTGTTGGCGAAAGACTTCAATTTGGATTTCTCATGAAATTAGTGCGTGATCAGAAAACCTGTCATCATCCATAGCTGGAACCTTGGATGACACCCGGACGACAAGCATCGTGTTGTCGTACGAGAGGCATAGTGTCTCGAGGATTAACGGGGAGATAGCTACTCTCCTTACAATCTCGACCTATCTACTGCCTACGGTGGGAAGTCTATTGCAGTCTCGAAACTGCCAACCCACCACGTTCTGCTTCGCGCCGTCGGGTATCAGCCCGACAGCTTTAGGTGCTGACCTAGACACACTTTGAAGATGAGTACTACTCGACGGTTTCCAAACCAACAATAGTAACAGGTGAACATTGATAAGAAAACACCTGCCTACCGCCTCAGTACGACTGTGACGGATACGCTCCCCTTGACTGGATCTACCGATTGGCGCAACATTCAGGGTTACAATGTTGGAAATGCGTTACG